CGGATGAACTCCGGAAACAGCACGGCGCTGTCCGTGGTGGAGAAGAACTTTTCCACACGGTCGCAGCACGGGCCGCTGACGTGGATGTCGAACCGCTTGAGCTGGCGCTCGAAAGCGTCCAGTCCGGCCAGCGGTGTCTCCGCATACGATGCAGAGGGGTCGACGGATTCCAGCACCTCGGAGAAGTTCTTGCCGGTAATGTGATACATGCCCTTTTCCAGTTTCAGATTCTGATACATCATGAGAATGACTCCTTTCCAGTTGCAGCAGCGTTGGCTGCCAGTCGTTGTTCGATTTCCTCGGCCTGGGCGTTCCAGAGCCGTGCCTGTGCAAGCTCTGTCTCGTCCTGCAGATTGATGTTGCTCCACACCACCGAAA